GACGTTGACTAGCTACTCTGCTGAAGAACCCACGCTCACCACTTCTGCTTTCATATAGACTAACCCACTCATTAATGAATGCCTCAAAGTCAGGCTTCTCTGTGTAACATGCACTGTTGTTAGCTAAGCCGCGTTGTGGATTGTCTAACCACCACTGTCCTGTCTTGGCTCTTCTAACGCGATCATCGGTGAGGTTACTGAGACTGATAAGAGCCGATCTTCTGACTCCTCCAACGATAACGATTTGTGCAATCTTACAGCAGATATCGTGACATTCGATGGAAGACAGCTTTCTACCTGCGGCAGACCGAAAGACTTCAACAGTAAACTTGAAGAGGTCTTCGAGAGGTTCAGGGCCACTTGCTCGACCACCGAAGGTTTTAAGGGGTTCGCCCGAAGCTCGAACTCTAGATAAGTCCCACTTAGGAAGCTGACCACTATAGAGCATTGTGATAAGTTCACGGTAGGCTTTAGCCCATCCAATCTTAGAGTCGGCAACGTGGATGATTGTTTCTGTGTCATGGAAGTCCTCGGATACTTCAGGTAGTTTGTTTATGTATTGTCTCTCAACACTGAAGCCCGCTCCTGTACCACACATTAATACATACATCATTTCATCGAATGCTTTAGGGTGATCGATAGGCATATAGCTACAGTTGAATCCTGCTACGTTGTCTCTGTCTAACGCATCTCCTGCTGTCATCAATGCTCTCATAGAGGGCATGACTTCTAAGGCTGTGATAGCTTCTCTTAGCTCCTCACCTGTCTTATCGTCAAGGCTACCTCTGTTCTTAAAGTATGAGATGTACCTGTCTACTGTTTCATCCCATGTCTCTCGGCGTTGTTCATCAGGAAGATAACGTGCGTATCTACTTTTGTGAATGTAACTTTGATATACGTCCATTACTTCTTTTCCTTTTTATCTTTAGGTTTGTCTTTAGGTTTATCTTTCTTCTTGAATATAGCATCCCAGTTAGATTCAAATGTTTCTGGGTTTGGTATGGGTCTAGGGCTACTACCTTTACCTGACATACTATCCTCCTATTGTAATGTATCTGACAGTGTAGGCTCTCCTGAAAGTAGCCCTATCTTTGCTGACTCAAGTAGGAAGATAGCTTCTGCAATGCTAAGGCTAGTTCCTATTGTAGTATATCCTTCTCTATCATAAACAACTAAAGCAAACTCTGTATCTTTGTCATCATCTTCTAGTTGTAAACTGTCTATAGCTCCTGTTAGTTTCTCTAGGGTTGTCATCTCTTTCTTATCGAACTTACCGTCAACTACTTTCATATCTATACCTGTTCTTCTATTAGTCTTTCCAGATACCATTGAGCTTTCTCAAGGTCTTCCTTTGGTTTATTCTTATAGGTATATCGCCATAAGTATTTCATTGCGTTACCTTTAAGGTATCCTTTAAACTCTTGTAAAGACATAGACTCTTGTATTGCTTCTATGCATTCGATGTTACCTTTATTATAGTGGGGAGGGTCTTCTACCATTTGTTTGGATTCTTCTTCAGCCATCTTAGCTAGTCGCTTATGGTTGTAGTATCCTGCTGAGTGTGTAACCTTGTCCCACTCTTGAGGTGTTGCGTCATCTATACTCATTCTAAATCCTCTTCAAGTTCTTCGTAGCGTTCTTCAATCTTATCTTTAAACCTATCAACAATATCTTCACTAGCTATATCTAATACTTCTAGTATTGTGATTTCGTCTAGGTGTTTAAGACGTTCGCATACATCATTAAATGTTAGTGCCATACTTCTTCTCCAAGTAGGACATTGATACTGGCATCTCATCAAACTGTCCTTTGTCTACTTCGTGTAACATCCATATTCCACTCCAACTTCCGTTGGTCTGATGATTCAAATAGTCCTCATCGTGAGCGTAGTATATCCCTGCAAACAATCCTGTAATTCTAGTACCGTCTGCTTTCTTAGAGTAGGCACACTCTCTATCTTGAACATGACCCATGATACAACTTTGATGCTTCTTGGTTAGCATGGATCGTGCGCTACTTACTGGTCTACCCATGACACCACTAGTAAAGTAGTGACAGTAGGCAACGTCATTGATGATGGCAGGTTCTAGGAAATCATACACTTCCCAACCATACTCATCAAGCTTAAAGTCTTCGTATCCTATGAGACCGTCTAGCTTAGCATCGTTCTCAATAGCACGTTCGATACGTTGTTCGTGATTACCGACAAGGAATACCATTCTAGGATTCCATACTTTCTTGCGGTTTTGACGTAGCCTTTTCTGCTCTGCCCTGATAGGACGGAGGAATGCTTCCATGCCTCTATGCCCTGCCTCGATGTCATTGGTGTAGCGTCTGCCCTCGAAGGACTTCTTGCCCACATCATACATCGATAACGATGGCATGTCCCAGTGGTCTCCCAGATGTACAATAACTTCTGGCTTCTTGGCGGCGGCGTACTTACCTGCCCACTCAAGGTGGTCATAAGATTGATCTGGTTTACATTGGGTGTCTGGTATTACTAAGTGTCTAACTGTCATTTGCTTTTCGCTCCTCACGCTCTGCGTTAGTCTTCTTCTGATGGCAAGGTTTACATAACACCTGTAGCCCCTCAGTTTCACAGAACATATTCTCTACGAATTTAGGTAGGTCTTCATACTTGCGGAGTGTACCTGCGGGTACGATATGATCTACCTGTACTTCTTTATCCTTGAACCATTGCTCACAACATGCACATTGGAACTCGAAGCGGTGTCGCTGTCCAACTACAGCTTTCTTTGCTTTAGCTTTAGCGGCATATCTAGGTGGGAATCTACGGTTCGCTTCTCTTAGTGCTGAACGTATGAATCCCCAATACCTTGCTTCTGTCCACTTACCACCTGCTCTGGTTCTAGGTACTCTAGGTTTCTTAGCCATTAACCTACCCTTACTTGAAGCTTCTCTTTAGTAACGATGTCTGCTGATGATGGTGGTTGTGGCGGGCTACTGCCGATAGGGTTCTTAGAGTTGTACTTAGACTTTCGTCTATTAGGATCTACCCACCATTCATCTTCATACCTGCGTAGGTAAAGCAGTCTAGCGTTCTCATACAACGAGTCTACATCACCTTTGTAGCAGGTTAAGACAGCTTGGTATAAATCTTCTTCTGTCTCACACCACTCTAAAGCGAGTGTTGCTTTTACCTCACCTATCCCTACGCAACCTTGTATGTTATCTACTCGGTCACCTGTTAGCATCTGCTTGTATAGAAAGTAAAGACCGTCCCATTCATTAACCTCATCCCAAACATACTTGCTAATGTTGAAGTGTCTGCATGGTACTTGAAGAAAGTCTTTATCGATACTTGCAATAACAGTATCTGTTCCTTGAGCGGTAGCTTCGATAGCGATAGCATCATCAGCTTCCTGACCCTCAACAACAATAGCATCCCATTCAGATATCATGTAGTCACGCAACAAGTAAAAGTGGGATGGTTTCTCTGAAGATCGTGTTCCTTTGTAGGGTCTAATTGTGGCTAATTCTTTTCTGAAGTTACCTTTGCCTGTTAGGTAAAGTTGATAGGGGACTGCATCATCACAGCCCCTTACCAAGATATCCAACACCAAGTTATTCAACTGAGAGAACGCTGTTTCCGCTGTCTCATCTTGACAGGCAAAGCCTATTCTATAACTTAGGATGTCGGCATCGATGAGTAACATTAGATTACATCATCCATGTCGATAGCCGCACCATCACCACCCTTATCATACACAGCTACCTCAGTAATAAGAAGCTTGGACAGGCTAGCTGATGTACCTTGCTTACCTTTAAAGTCCCAATGATAAGGCTTGATAGCGGCGTTAGCTTTACTACCATTACCTATGAGTGAAGAGTCTACCTCGTCTGTAGCAGAGAAGACAGGTTTGATTGGGTTGTTTGACTTAACAGTAACATAGTTACCTCGATCATCCCCCTTGTTACGAACTGCAATGCCCATAGAGGACAGTACTTCAACTGCCTTAGAGGATAGCTTACTAACGTCCACCTGATACTTGCCTGACATATCGTTAGGCTTGTTCAAGAATGGCCAATGAAGTTCACATGATACTACTACTGGTTTATCGTTCATATTAATTTACCTTTGTATTTAACTATTAAGATTATGTTGCATTCTTTAGATTACATTAAACGTAATTCATTGAAAGTTAATTAATTATTTAACTTTATAGTAATATTATAGCATGTATTCAACCTCCTGTAAAGTCTTATTATAAAATAAATACACAGCCCCTCCCCTATAGTAAGATAATTAGTGAGTAGCACTCCAGTTAGAACCAACACGATACTCTGCATCCATTGGACAGCGCATGTTAAGCTCAACACCTGCATCTATGATTGCTTGTCGTGCAACCTGACCAACAACATCAGCATCTTCTGGTTTAGCTTCTATCTGAACCTCATCGTGTACCTGAGCAACAAGCTTATAGAAAACACCAAGCTCATCGAGTTTGTTACAGCAGTTACGAACAGCAACCTTCATAACAATAGCACCACAACTCTGTAGCAATCTGTTGAGTGCCTTGTAGTCCTCATCAACTTTAATCATACGTCCATCGATACCGTTGATGCGTTTGGTACG